ATATTCTTATCGTCTTCGTGATGACACCGGTGGAAACGATCGAATGGTTATTCTTACAGACGGCAAAGTAGGACTCTCGATCGACAATCCACATTCTGCTCTACAGGTTGCGGGCGCGGTTGCAACGGCTTTCTCAGCAAAGACCGGAGCATACACGATGACTGCGACTGATAGTGTGATCACTTGTGCTGCGGGAACATACACAATTTCACTACCCACTGCTGTAGGTATTGCTGGTAGAGAGTATGTTATTAAGAGAATAGGAGCTACCGGCACAATTACTATTGACCCAGCTGGAACAGAGACAATTGACGGGTCCACTACAAAAACTCTTACCTCTCAGAATGAAGTTATAAGAATTGTGTCCGATGGAGCTAACTGGATTTCGGTCTACAAGGGTGTCCCAGCAGCATAATGAGGAGGCCCGAGTGACAGAAGGTCAATATCAAACACAGATAATCAAAAAACTTAAAGATAGATTTCCTGGATGCGACGTTTTAAAAATGGACGCATCCTACAAGCAGGGATTTCCAGACCTCCTTCTTCTTCACGGGAGAAATTGGGCTTCTTTGGAAGTCAAGACTTCTCCATCAGCAAACATTCAACCTAATCAAGATTATTATATTGAGAGATTGAGTAAGATGTCATTTGCTGCGTATATCCATCCCGAAAACGAAGAGGAGGTTTTGGATGCGCTTCAACAGGCATTTGAATCTCCGAGGCGAGCACGCGTTTCTTAGTCCGAGTCAGTATCATTGGATTCACTATACACCCGACAGACTACTCCAGAAGTGGACTTCGGCTCAGGCCGGAGCTTATGGAACCGCGCAACATGAGTATGCGCAAAGAGAGATCCAAGAAGGAAGGCTTTCCGATCTTGTAGGAACTGTTGGTTTGTATATTAATGATGCGATTCGATATAGAATGACTACTGAGCAAGTATTGTATTATTCCGAAAATTGCTTTGGTACTGCTGATGCAATTTCATTTCGATATAATACACTTCGAATTCACGATTTAAAGACTGGTGTAATTCCTGGATCAGTACATCAACTTGAAGTTTACGCCGCATTGTTTTGTCTTGAATATGATAAAAACCCATTCGATATTAACATAGAACTTCGTATTTATCAAGATAATGAGGTTGTAGTTTATGATGCTGATCCGGAAGATATTAAGTTCATTATGGAAAAGATTCAAGAATTTGATAGAGTACTTACTCACCGAAAAATGGAGGAGGAGTCGTGATTGATCTTTACGATGAGAATTCATTTGCGCATTACGGCACTCCTCGACATTCTGGTCGCTATCCTTGGGGATCCGGTGGTGAAGAAACTGCTCGCAACAGGGATTATCTTCAGTCAGTTAAGAAACTTAAGAAAGATGGTATGACTGAAGCACAGATTGCTGCGGGCCAAGGTATTTCTGTGAAAGAGCTTCGAGCACGCGTCTCTATTAGTAGTGCTCAGGTGAGGCAAAGTAATATTCTTACAGCTCAACGCCATTCAGAAAATGGTTGGTCAAATTCAGAAATTGGCCGAAGAATGGGTGTTAATGAATCTACAGTTAGATCTTGGCTTGCTCCTGGGGCTAAGGATAAAGCTGATGCTCTTCAGAGTACAGCGAAAATGCTCAAAGACGAAGTTGCACAAAAAGGTTATATCGATGTTGGAAAAGGGGTTGAGCATCAACTCGGTATTACAAAGACTCGTCTAGAAACTTCGGTTGCTGTTTTGAAAGAAGAAGGATATCCAGTTCATACCATTAAGATCCAACAGGTTAATATTCCTGGACAATTTACAACGATGCAAGTATTGGCTAAACCAGGTACCTCTCTGGCAGAAGTTAATGCTAATCGAAGTTCGATTAAACAAATTACAGCGCGCTCTGACGATTATGGTCGGAGTTATCAAGTCACTAAGCCGCCCTTGTCTATCAGTTCAAGACGAATAGACGTGGTTTATGGCAAAGAGGGTGCAAAAGCTGATGGTATGATTTATGTTCGTCCTGGCGTACCGGACGTTCAAATAGGAAATAAGCGATATGCGCAGGTTCGTATTGCCGTCGACGGTACACATTACATAAAGGGTATGGCTGTTTACAAAGATGATCTACCGCCGGGTAAAGATCTTGTCTTTAATACTAAGCAGCCTGATACCGGTCGTAAGAAAGATGCAATGAAAAAATTGGAAGATGATCCCGATCTTCCATTTGGTTCGATTGTACGTCAAACCCACGATTCAAAAGGTAATGTTACTTCTGTGATGAATTTGGTAGGAAGTCCTACCAAGCCTGGATCAGGAGAAGAAGGTCAGTGGGACACCTGGTCTAGGAATCTCTCATCTCAGTTCTTGTCTAAACAAAAGCCTGAACTCGCAAAGCAACAACTTGATCTCACTTTCGAAAGACGAAAGAGAGAACTGGACGAAATCAATCATCTTACAAATCCTCTTGTTAAGAAGAATCTCCTTAACAAGTTTGCTGACCAAACCGATGCGGCAGCAGTACATCTCAAGTCTGCGGCCCTGCCTAGACAAGCGACAAAAGTTCTGATTCCAGTTCCTTCCATGAAGCCGACTGAAGTCTATGCTCCTACCTTTAGAGACGGAGAGAATGTAGTACTCGTTCGATATCCTCATGGAGGAACGTTTGAGATTCCGGAATTGAAAGTCAACAATCGCAATCGCCAAGCTATAAAGTTGTTGGGGAAAAGACCAGAGGATGCAATTGGTATCCATCACAAAGTAGCTGAACGTTTGTCTGGTGCGGATTTCGATGGTGACACAGTTCTCATTATTCCTAATAGAGGAAAAAAGGTTCAGACTACTCCCGCTCTAGAAGGATTAAAGAGTTTCGATCCGATGGTTTATAAACTACCTAAAGATTCTCCTATTCCTCGTATGACCAGTCGTCGAAAGAGCGACGAAATGGGTAGGGTTTCTAATCTAATTACGGATATGACTCTTAAAGGTGCGAATACTGATGAACTTGCTCGAGCAATTAAGCATTCCATGGTTGTGATTGACGGAGAGAAGCATAATCTAGATTTCCGTCAATCAGAAAAAGATCATGGTATTCATGCGCTGAAGGAGAAGTATCAAGGCGGAAAGAAGGCTGGAGCTCAGACGTTGATCAGTAGGGCCGGATCTCCCGTCTTTCTTAACGAGAGACGACCCCGCTCTATGCGAAGAGGTGGACCTATTGATCCACTGACAGGTAAGAAGGTCTTTGAAGAAACAGGTCGCACGAGGCCTGAGTTTAGTACCAGAACTATAAAGGATCCCGTTACTGGAAAGAAAACTAAGGTTAAAGTAATTGTTGGTACATCTCCTGTAAAACAAAAGCATGAACGATTAGCTGTAGTCGATGACGCATTTGATGCTATACCTCCTACTCATACCCCTACAGCTATGGAGATTATTTATGCTGGGCATTCAAATAGATTGAAGGCCATGGCTAACGATGCCAGAAAGAGGGCACTTCCTCTTAAAGGTAATCCCCAATCCAAATCGGCTAAGAGACATTATGCTAAGAGATTAAGTCTTTGGATGCAAAGATTAGGGAAGCTGAAAGAAATGCCCCCTATGAAAGGCACGCGCACCTTTTAGCTAATGTCGAGGTAACCCATAGACGACAGGCTAATCCACATAGAGATAGTGCAGAACTCAAGAAGATTAAACAACAAGCTTTGGATAGAGCGAGAAATAGAACAGGCGCTAACAAAACAAAAATCAAACTCACACAAAGCGAATGGGATGCTATTCAAGCAGGTGCAATTAGTAATCATAAGCTAAGTAAGATACTTAATCACACTGACATGGACACCGTTAAAGTTCTGGCTATGCCTAAACATAAACCTAAGTTGACAAGTACTATGTTGCGTCGGGCTAAGGGTATGGCAGCCAGAGGTTACACACAAGCTGAGATAGCAGATGCACTCGGCGTTGGCTTGACCACGTTGAAGGTTGGGTTAAGCGAATGAGGTGAACATGGAAGAAGTAGTTGAGTATATGTTAACTACAGTAGACAATCCGTTTGATCCATTCACTAGATTCGATGAATGGTATGCTTATGATGTAAGCATGGGTTATTGTACATCCTCCCTCTTAGATAGGGTGGCTATGCTATCAGATGAATTGTCAGAGCCTGATACGGCTCTTGTATTACAAGAAGCAATTGATGAGATTGTCCAAGAGAATGTATCAGGAATGTGGAGAAAGGTATCACGAGGATCTAATTTAATTCCAGATCCTGACGAAGTAATACCTTCTGAGAAAGGTTAATAAGTATGGGCACTCAAACGTTCGATCCTAAGCATCCTGAGAAAGGTTGGTATCCGGCCGAGCCTATACCTGAGCCAAAGATTTGGAAGCTTTGGCGTTTCCTACGTTTGATGAAATAAAATTAATAAAAAATCTAGGGACCCGACTTAGGGGGGAGGGGGGTCTCAAAAAATACACCCCCCCTAGCAT